CTATCTCCTACTCTGCTACTGGTGCAACAGGTGGTGGTGGCGGTGCAGGCGGTTCTTCTGTTTCAGGTACATTTACTCGCAACATCGGTGACTCTATAACAATCCAAATTGGTGCTGGTGGTACTAATACACCTGCAACTTTTGTTGACCGTATCTACAACCCTTCTACTCGTACATACGACACTTTCTACAGGTCTAACGTTGCTGGTGGTTCTTCTGCGGTTGATGGAATTTCTGCTGCCGGTGGTGCTGGTGGTACATGGAGTTCTGCTAGCCCACCTGCAAGTCCATCGCCTGATGGTTCAGCAAGCGTCAGTTGGTCTGGCGGTGGTGGCGGTTGGTCATCATCTGGTACTTATTACATAACGGTTACATAGGAGATACATGACAGACGTAAGACAAAACATTGTTGCATGGGCTAAGTGGGCTGCGGCTAACCACGCTAAGTTTAATTACACCCAAGGTGCTAACCGCATGGCGAACATCGGCAAGCCTGGCTCACTGCCAGTCAACGCTGACTGTTCTTCATTTGTAACCCTTTGCTACAACTGGGCTGGCGCACCAGACCCTAACGGTATGGGCTACAACCACACAGGCTACACAGGCACACTTCTGTCTCACGGCAAGAAGATTGCCCTGAAGGACGTACAGCCTGGCGACGTTATTGTTTACGGTGGTGGAACTGGTGAGCACACAGCATTGATTGTTGGCGTTGATGGCAACAAGAATCCACTGACCATCTCACATGGACAGCAGGGCGACCCTTCGTACATTCACGTCAACCAAGACGGACGCAAGCCACAGACATACCTTCGCTTCAACACAACTGCAACTGGTGAGAAGAACATTCACACCCCACCTAAGGCATAATCCATGCTTGGCGTTAACTTGAACAATTGGTTTACTGTTGCTTCCGGTTACGCAACCACTGTAGGTGTTGGAGCAGGTTTCGTTGTTTGGGGTTGGAGAAGGTTGATGGCAGAGTTTAAGCCGAATCACGGGTCGTCTTTGAAGGACGCCTTAAATCGCATTGAAGAAAAATTGGACGACATAAACGCACACGTTCATGAAGTAGACATGGAATTGCGTTCGCACATTTCGTTTCACAAGGGCAGAGATGCTCCCTGGTGACCTTGTTTTTTGCTCAACCAAAGGAATTATCGGTGCAAGTATCCGCTTCTCGCAACGACACTCCCCTTACTACAAGTCATCTAAATGGAATCACGTTGCCATTTTGGATAGATTTGTGGACGGTAAGTGGTACCTCATTCAAGCACAGCCGAAGGGTGTTACTGACAACTTAACTCTTGAAGAATCTGCTTTTGGAGGAACGTATGAAGTACTTAGCCTTCCCTCCTCAACAGAACGTGACAAGGTTTTAAAGTTTGCTCGCTCGCAGGTCGGGTTGAAATACAGTTATCTTAGCATACTTTCATGTGCCTTTGATAACATACTTCCAGACGCTATCTGTCTACGTAAGTCTCGTACTTGGATTTGCTCTGGCCTGGTGGCTGGTGCTTTGTGGTACGGGGGCTTTCCCAAAGCAATGGAATGGGAAGACCTGTACTCAACCACCCCCGCTGAAATAGCAGGAGCAATTCCTAAGAAATAAATTACATAGTTGTTGTTTGTGTGCAACTTGTGTGGTAGACTCCCTGATGGGCGGAACTAGACAAGGAGCATTACCTTGCAATTACCAACAACACATGTAATCATTCCGGACACTCAGGCTAAGGCCGGTGTCCCTACTGACCATCTTAAATGGATAGGTCAATACATCGTAGATGAGTTCCATGATAAGCCAATCAAGATTATTCACTTGGGTGACCATGCTGACATGCCTTCGTTGTCTATGTACGACAAGGGCAAGAAGGCCATGGAAGGCCGACGCTATAAGCAGGACATCGAAGCAGCCAACAGTGCCTGGGCAATCCTTAATCAAGCACTTACTGACTTTAACAAGAACCGCCGTCAGACACGCCACGCTAAGTGGAACCCAGAAAGGCACATCCTTCTTGGTAACCACGAGGACAGAATCAACCGTGCCGTTTCAATGGATGCCCAACTTGAGGGCGTTGTTACTACTGACCACCTCGACTACGAACGTAGCGGATGGAAAGTAAGTCCTTACTTAGAAATCCTATGGATAGATGGTGTTGCTTACAGCCATTACTTTTACAACCCAATGACCGGCAAGCCACTAGGAGGCAACGTTGAAGCGAGACTCAAATCCATTGGCCATAGTTTCACGATGGGCCACCAACAGACGCTCGCCTACGGACTTAGGTTTGTTGCTGGCAAGAGTCAACATGGACTTGTTGCTGGCGCATGCTACCTCCATGATGAAGACTATAAAGGCCCGCAAGGAAACGCCCACTGGCGAGGAATAATTGTTAAGCATGAGGTGCGTGACGGAAGTTACGACCCAATGTTTGTATCGCTTGACTACCTATGCCGACGTTACGAGAAGATGCCACTTGTTACATTCATGAAGAAGAAGTACCCTAACGTAGAGTACTCGTTCTAATGATGTGGACCTGGTCATGGATACTAGCCGTAGTCGGTTCGTTTGGGCTGTTCACTGTCGGTAGCAAGTTGCGTTGGGGATGGTTTGTTCTTATCTGTAATGAGTTCCTATGGGTAATCTACGCCCTGCAATCTAAACAGTACGGGTTTATTATGTACAGTTTCCTGTACGTCGCTATGTACATCCGTGCCATGTATAAGTGGGATGACAATGATTAGTGTATTTACCCCGAGCCATGACCCTAAGTACCTTGACGAGTGCTACAAGTCACTACAAGAGCAGACCAATAGTAACTGGGAGTGGGTAGTTCTACTTAATGGTGAGGCTATTTGGGAACGCCCTAACGATGACCGTGTGAAGGTGGGCTACGCCAATTCACAAATTAAAGGTGTTGGTGCACTAAAGCGTGAGGCCGTGTCTAGGTGTACTGGTGACATCCTGCTGGAACTAGACCACGATGACCTGCTACTACCAACAGCCATCATGGACCTGGAGTATGCCTTCGACAACATGCCTGAGGTAGGATTCATCTACTCAGACACTGCCCAGATTCTTAGTGACGGGAAGGCAGACGACTCAGAGTTCGACCCAGACCACGGTTGGAAGTACTACCATGAGGATGGCTACAAGGCTGCCCTTTCTTTTGAGCCGTACCCTCACAACCTTTCCTACATTTGGTATGCCCCTAACCACCTGAGGGCCTTCCGCAGGGCCGTATACGACCAAATAGGGGGCTATCAGGCCAATCTAGAGGTACTAGACGACCAAGACCTAATGGCTCGTATGTACCAGGCAACCAAGTTCTACCACATTCCTGAGATTCTGTACCTGCAACGTGTACATCCCGACAACACCCAAACTGTACGTAATGCCGAGATTCAGACTGGCACCGTGGAACTGTACCACCAAACCATTGAGCGTAACGCCCTAGCCTGGGCTAACCAAGAAGGTCTGCTCGCCCTCGACCTGGGTGCACACCACAACAAGGCTGAAGGGTTCCTAGGCGTAGACCTACGACCTGGCCCTGGTGTTGATTACGTGGGTGACATTTTTGACATGGACATAGCCGACGACAGCGTTGGTGTTATCCGTGCTCACGATTTTATGGAGCATTTGCCTAACAAGGTAGCGTTTATGGAATGGTGCTACGACAAGTTGGCACACGGTGGCATGTTGCTATCTATGACCCCAAGCAGTGATGGACGTGGTGCGTTTCAAGACCCGACACACATTGCGTTCTGGAATGAGAATTCGTTCTGGTATCACACCGACAAGACATACTCTGATTTCATTGATGGTCGTGTACGTTTCCAGGTTTCATGCCTACGCAGTTTCTTCCCTAGCAAGTGGCATCACGACAACCACATTCCCTACGTACAGGCAAACCTTATTGCGGTTAAGAGTACAACCCATGACTTCGGTGGCATTTTAAATATTTGACATTGCCCTTCGATGGGTGTACCGTTGGTACAACTCACGGAAGGAGTTACTAATGATTCAAGTTAACAACCCTGTACTTACCAACGTTCTTGTTGAGGAATTACACATCAAGAGCCAAGTACCTAAACCTACGGCAAAGGGAACACCGTTGCGCTATTCGTCTGCACACAGTTGTGGACGGCAACAAGGCTATGCAGCCTTCGGGGTGGCACCTACCGAACCAATGGACGAAGCAGGGGCATGGGTTACTGGCCTTGGCACTATCGTTCATGAAGCATTGCAAGAAGCCATCAGCCGACGTTTCCCGTCAGCACAATTTGAGGTGGCATCAGAGATAGGGGACATCTCTGGTTCGTGTGACGCACTCATCAGCATCCATGATGTTGGCTCACACTACGGTGGCACTCACGTACTGTACGAGTTAAAGACTATGGGAACCTACTCATTTGACAAGCAGGTTGGGTGGAACCGTATGCGTGGCACCATGGGCGCAAGTGAAGGCCCAGCCAAGAAAGCCATAGTTCAGGCTGGCATGAACGCCTTGGGTATTGAGGCCGAGAATCCTGACATCCGTATTGAAACCTTAGTCATGGGAAGCATTGGCTTTGAGGCATTGTCCAAGCAGAAGGCTAGCAACATGGGCATTGAAGGGGTTCACCGATTCTTAGCAGAGTTCGACATACCCCGTGAGGAATGGGAACCTATGGCACGTGAGGAACTAGCCCGTATGGATGGGTTTGCTTTCAACATAAGTGCTGGCTACTTACCTGATAGGATTGCCGTTGACGATAACGGTGGGTTTCTAGAACTGAACCCCAACGGGCGTGGTTGGCAGTGTGAGTACTGTGCCTTTCGTTCTTTGTGTAAAGATGATGGTGCAGGTCAGGTTCGATTTATGGAAAGCGTGGCATTTAATGGATGAGGAATACGAACTAAGTCTTACCCCACTAGAGGTGGGTGCGTTGTACTTTGCGTATATTTCGTTTAGGAACATGGTGGAGTTCCATGAGAAGGAAGCCAAGACTAACGGCGGTGTCTCGATGGAAGAAGAAGATATGATGCTCAGTGCAAGTGGGTATCTAGCAACAGCAGGAGTAAAGATTACATCACTAATGATGCAACTACAAGAGAAGGGAATTATACCTAATGCAGAGTAATGAGATTAACGAGTTAGCAAGTGCGCTGGTAGCGGCTCAGGCCGAGTTCAGTGCAGTACCGAAGGGGTCAACGAACCCATTCTTTAAAAGTAAGTATGCGGCTCTACCCGACGTGGTAGCAAGTGCCAGCCCAGTGCTAGCCAAGCATGGCCTAGCCATAAGCCAGTTCATTACCCATGATGAGGCAGGTGGAGATGCGTTGTTGACATACCTACTTCACCAGTCAGGTCAGTTCATGGCTTACTCAATGAAACTACACATGGTTAAGGATGACCCACAAGCACAGGGTAGTGCGGTTACATACGCTCGACGTTATGCTTACATGTCCGTACTTGGACTAGTTGCTGACGATGATGACGATGGTAACAGTGCAACCAAGGCGAAGCAGTCTGCACCAGCCAAGCCCAAAGAGAAAACATCTATGGACGTGATGCGAGATTTACTATCAGCCAAGTTTGATGCACCAGCAGACCGCAAAGCATTTTGTGAGGAGAGAGTTCAGCGTACGTTGAAATCTTTGAGTGACCTTGAAGAAGCCGAGATTGCTGGGATTATTTTAGAGTTGTCATGAAACACTGTAAGCATGACTGGCGCATCAACATAAGTGCACAGGCTCCCGTCGTCCTGTGTCACTTGTGTGGTGTGTCATTCAAGCCACAGCCACAACAGTTGCCTTATAGAGGCGTAGTACCGGAGAAGTTTAAGGTAGAAGAATGACAATCATCATTGGTTACACAGATGGAAAGACATACGCCATTGGTGGCGACTCAGGTGCCTTTGAAGATGGCGGTCTATTCCAGTTGTCGGGTGAGCCAAAGGTGTGGAAGTCAGGCGACTCCTTGATTGGTGGTTCGGGTACGTTTCGTATCATTGAGTTGGCACGCAAGTCAGGACTCAGTGACCCGTACGCACTACGTAATCACCTAATGGAAGCAAACCCTGGAGGTGAGTGGAGTCTATTAGTGGTAACAAAGAAAGCGTTGTACGAAATTGATGAGGATTTCTCTGTCATAAAGTTCAAGGAGAACTATGCGTCCATCGGTGCTGGTAATAGTGTTGGCACTGGTGCGATTGCTGTACTTGCTGAACAGAAGGTAGAGCCTGACACAGCAGTTCGTGTAGCGTTGAAGGTAACGGTTAGACATAGCAACATGGCGATGCCACCGTTCAACGTGTTAAAGGTATAGGTGACGATGAGAAAGTGGGTATGCCCCAAGTGTCTATTGCTGATTGAAGCAAGAGCAGAGGAAGTATTGCATCGTTGTCCTAGTAACAAGAATAAGTACACCCAGTTTAATGAGAGGGAACATGAACCAGGAACAGATAGAAATAAATTATCTCAGGGAAAGGAATGAAAAACTAACCCTGAGAGTTGAAGAATACATGGACATGGCTCAGTCGTTTCAGATGAAGGCCATAGCGTTGGAGATGGAACTATCCAAACTCCGACATCCTAGTGGTGGGGGGCAGTTTGATTAGACCCGTGCTTGCAATGGGAGCAGCGTTAGTTTCGTTGTCTTTCTTTCAAGCACCGCCGACAACACTTGCGAAGGCAGATGAAGCACCGATGGTAGCGAACGGAATCAGAGTGTTCGACCCCATCACCGCATTGCCACCAAGTGTGCAGTTGCAGTTCAAGTGTATTGCATACAGAGAGAGTAGGAATAAACTTGTTGATACCAATGTGGTATCGGGAGCACAGGGAATGTATCAGTTCATGCCTGAGATTTGGCAGTTCGCACGTTCTTACATGCCTAGCCTACCTGCTACACCAAACGAAGCGAATAAGATAGAACAAAATGCAGTAGCGTATTTTTATTGGACAAGAAATCACGGGTTATACCCAGAATGGACAGATGGTTGCTAATGAACTTTGATGAGTGGATTGATTACGGAATTAAGAATGGTTTTTGCAGTGAGCAATACTGCGAACGTCATGGTCGAACACCAATGACGGAACTAGAGGAACGCTTAGCGGACATTGATGCTGACCTGTGCGTGCACGTTGTACGTCTTGGCAGTGAGAAGTGGTGGGATGCTGATGCTGATGCCTACATGATTGCTCAGTTGCCGGTGTCACGATGAACCCATCCTTCAATGTAATTTTGCAAGAAGTGCAGGAGATGCACGACAAGAAGTCACGTGACTATGGTCGACCAGAGAACCCGTACTACAACATACGACAGAGCATGGCCTTTGGTATCCCATCGTGGGTGGGTGCAGTGCTCAGAGCCAACGACAAGATGGGTCGTCTACAACTTGCGGCTCAGGGCTCAATGCTTGCTAACGAGGGTATAGAGGACTCGTTGCTTGACATGATTACTTATCTCACCATTGCATTGGATGAGTTCAGGAATGGCAACTGATTTTAAAAGGGTAGTATCTCTCCTGGTGAGCGATGGTTTAATCACTGTTGCTCAGGTGAACGATGCCATAAAACGTGAACGACAATGGCGTAAGCCAATGCGCTCAGGTGCAACGTGGGACTCAGCGAAACGTTTGTCGGGTGAACTGAACGAACGCATAGAACGCAACGGACTGAAGCCATTTAACAATGACGTGAGTGCAGTGAGTTACATAGAACTGCTTATCCGTGTTGATGGTCACAGCGAAGACGAGATACGAAACGTAATCAAGTGGGCAATGGAAGACTCGTTCTGGTACAGGGTGATACTTAACCCTGAGAAACTACGTCAGAAGTTTGACACGTTGAAGGCACAGACACACGAACGCAGTGAACCGAAGGTTGTGTACGACCCTGAAAGAGTGCGTGAGAGCATGCGTAAGTATGATGCACGATACGAACAACGCAGGGCAGAGTCAGTGCCAATGCCCGCTAATTTTAAAGACATACTAAAGAGAGGGAAGTAATGGATTGGATTGATGACGCAAAGTGCAGGGGTATGGATGTAAATAAGTTCCACCCAGGCAAAGGCGTGGACTCACAGAAGATTAAAGACGAGATACTAAAGATTTGTAATGTGTGTCCCGTGATTAATGAATGCTTGGAAGATGCACTCGGTGACTACTTGCAGATTGGTTACCGTGGCGGTAAGAGCGCAAAAGAACGCAGGCAGATAGCCTCACGGCGTTCTAGAGAAGGCAACGTGCCTTGGAAAGTTAGAGATGTAGCATGACCACACCACAGAAGGCTAAGGGTTCACAGTGGGAGCGAGATGTTGCTCGTTACTTCAACGACAGAGGGCGTGTCACTATCGAACGCAGGTACGGAGCAGGCAACACCATTGACAAGGGTGACCTCAACGGGCTACCTGGCATAGTCTTTGAGTGCAAGAACGTAGGCAAAATAACGCTTGCGTCTATTGTTGATGAAGCACTACACGAACAAGCCAATGCACGTGCTGACTTTGGCGTATCAATAATCAAACGGCGTAACCGTGGGGCTAAGGAGGCGTACGTAGTCATGACTCTGGAGCAGTGGATAACGTTGCTAGATGAGACTGAACGGTGATACAATTAGTACCTAAACAAAGAGAAAGTTGATAAGAATGGATACCGTGCTACAAGGCAGACTTACCGCAGACCCCGAACTAACATTTACTAACAAAGGAATTGCTCTTGCTAAATTCACCGTTGCAGTTAATCGTAAAAAAGGCGAAGAAGATTATGCGTCTTTCTTCGATTGTACCATTTGGAACGACCAAGCAAAAAATCTATGCGCTTCTCTTAAGAAGGGTGACCTTGTCGTTGTTCTCGGCAACTTGGCTCAAGAGCGTTGGGAAAAAGATGGCAAGCAGAATGCAAAGATTGTTGTCAATGCTACGAAAGTAGCAGCAGACCTGACCTTTAAGGTTGCGTCAATGTCAGAGCCAGAGTCTACGGGGAAGACGGTTGAAGCCGACTTTTAGTGACGGACTGGTCGCTGGCTAAATGTATTGGTAAGACAAAGACATTCTTTGATGACCGTACATCACGAGTCCAACGTGCCAAACTAATCTGTACCAGTTGTCCACTCAAGTCTGATTGCTTGAAGTGGGCACTGGAACACAGAGAGGCGTGGGGTGTGTGGGCTGGACTTGACTACCATGAACTTAGAATCGTGGCAGTGTCCCTCGGCTATGAGCCACCTAATCGTAAAGAGATTGAGCACGGCACTGAACGTGCATGGGCGTGGCATAGGAGACAGAAGATGAAAGACCCTACGCACGAAACGTGTCAGCCTTGCATTGATGCCTACAACTCTGCAACTCGTGTGCGTGTCGCTCGCTATCGCAAGCGTAAGGAAGTGACTGGTAGTGGGGAGTCACAATCAAGGGAATAACTTGACTCATTATGAGGGCGAGTTAGACCTCACCCACTTCCCAGCCAGTGAAATTGTAGCATACAAATAGAAAGACCGCCACCTTATCGGTGACGGCCTCTCCATTTTTTAGTAGTCCCATCCTTGCTCAAAAAACTTTTTGTGCTCGAGGTACCACGTTTCTTCACAGTCGGGACAAATGTTTGGTCCCTTTTGATTTACTTCCCAGCCACAGAATTGGCATGTTTTTACAAGTGTTTCGGTACTCATTTACTGCTCCCTTTTCTCTTAGTGACTAGCCCCAGTGCCAGTCGTTGTTTAATACACTTTCAATGTTTGCTTTCATGATGTGACAGTCTGCACGTAGTTCGCTGTAGACCATCTCATCATTCATCTGCTCAATCGCCACAAGAAGTGACGCTTTAAGCATGATTAAAGTTCCAAGCGTTGCGTAACTCATCTTGGTATCCGTGCTCATCATTGCACCCCATAGTCTTGGCAAATGCTTGCAACTGCTTCGTTCAATTCATCAAACAGTTCTGCTATTGCTTCTTGGTTAAGAGAGGCTCGGTCAATCATGTCCTGAGTAATCTCAGAAAACCAGAGAACCTCTGTGTTATCAGCACCAAATAATTTTTCTTCACTCATGACATCACCGCCAAACTGCTTTCGTCTACCCAAGTCTGGCCAATGCCTTCCTTCGGTGTGATTAGATAACGAACAGAGCCGTAGGCCTTCTTCGCATCCGTGATTTTTACAACGACACGCAAATCGCCTACAACGTAGTGACCTTCTTTGCCGATGTTTTTTCCCAGTTCCATGTATGACATACACAGTCCCTTTCTACTCATGTGGTCTAGTCTCTCTAGGCCTTAGATAGCCTCACGGGGGGAAGTTGTGAGACTACCTAAGCCCCATAGGGCTTTAATAACCTGAACGCTCAAAAGTCTTGTCGCTCGCTATCCAGCATGCACCGCCAACGATAAGACCCGCTAACAATGCTAGAGCGTCTGCGTTGCCGTAGTCGTGATTGTACCAACTCCAATTGTCATGAGCGTGAACCCATGACCACACACCACAACCAATAGCAACGCTTAGGACTCGATTGAGTATTTTTAATTTTTGCATGATTTCCTACTCTCGTTAGTCTGTCTCATCAGCACTGGGCGACTAATCCCAGTGGACGGCTTACGCCGTTTCGACCTCCTCAAGCATTCCATCCTTTAAAACTTTGAACGTGCTCAGGTGCTCGAAGTGCTCGAGGTGCGTGAGTTGCTCGACTTGCTTCATGTGCTCAACCATTCCGATAAGCACTTGAACTTGGTCATGAACAGTTGCGCCACGCTCACCGCAGGCATCGCATCCCCAGCAAAGATTTTGCAATGGTTGCCCTGTGTACCCCGCTTCTAAAAGTCCATCGTTGTGGATTGCGTAATCTTCATGTGTTGGCATAATTCCCTACTCTCATTTGGCTTATCTCATCAGTGAGATAGGAGCCACCTATCCCAGACCCCTTGCGGGGTTTCGATACTCACACCATGTTTAGCACTATTGCCTTACTCTCAGAGTGCCACATTTCAAAACTTAGGCCGTGCTTGCGCATTAGGTCGCTCACTTTGCGCCCGTTATCGTTCACCTTGCCATCAGTAAAAAGTTCATCGTGGTAGAGGTAAATCTTTTCTACGGTTTGGGCGTTGTATTCAGGGCTATCAGTCCAGTAGGCACTGTTGCCCTTGATTGAAACTGCATGCCCTTGACCGCCAAACGACCACAGAACAGGCTGGTCATCCTTTGCGCCTAGGTCTACACACGAACGGCAACAAGAACGGACGTTGCGCTTAGCAATGAATCCCTCCTTGCGCAGTTCACGAAAAAAACCATTTACACGCTTTTCTAGTGTTTCCATTGTAATTCTCCCTTTTCTCTTTGGTCTGTCTCATCAGTTGCTGGCGACCAATCCAGCAAGACGCCCGAAGGCGTTTCGATTATTCAACAACAATCACTGCTCGGTCAAGCCACTTCAAGGCGTGCTCTAGGGCCTGTGATGCCGTGTCGTGCCAGAAGTAACGAACCGCACCCTTAGCACCTGAACCGCACAC